CTCACTTTTAGTTTTCGGAATCGTAGAAAACATTTTCTCAAGTATCAACAAGTAAAAATATACAAACAATAACAAGTTTTGAAAGGACACGAAAATGCCGAGTTTCTGTAAATGTGGAGCGGATGAATATCTTTGTCAAAAATGCGGAATAATTAGATGCTCGAAAGATTTCCCTTCAAAATGGATAGACGGATTAGGAAGTGTCTGTTCTGAGTGACAAAAACCTAACCCTATTCATAGGTCTCCGCAGCCCGGAAATAGAGGCTACGATTTAATGTGTTAAAAAGAAATATCTAAAAGGATACAAAAATGAAAAAATTCAATTTAAGCAGTATAAGAAGGTGGGATGATTTTCCTCACGTCATTCTCGCCAAAGAATTAAAAACTCAACCATGGTATAAAACAATCAGGGGAAATACTGAATTCGACATTTCAAAAATCACCTACGAATCACTAAAATCTCGCAGTATCAACAGAAAACCGGATCACCTCACCGTCGCAATACCTTACAAAACAGAAAACGGTACTATACAAGTAGGGTGGAATGAAGTATGGCAAAGATTTACCGTAAGTGTAGAAAATCCTAACATCGAAAAATATAGATGGGGCTCAAAAACTTTTGACTCGGCCTCGATCAAAGGTGCTTTGTCAAGAATTAAAACAGCATATGAAGATATGATTCCTGTATTAGAAAAAAAATCCGTATTAACTCAAGAAAAGTTAGCTCGTAAAAAAGAGGATATAGAGCATTGTGCAAAACTTACGAAAGATTTAAATGTAGAAATACACCCCCAGAACCTCATTTATAAATCTTTCACGTATAAGAATGGGCAAACATACGGAGCCACATTTACTTTCTTAGACAATGACAAAAAAGATTTATATAGAATCGACCACATACTAGGACAATTTAATAAAGAAGATATAAAAAAGATAATTGAAGTAATAAGCAGCAGTCGAGAGGCGGTTGCTTCTAGACTTCTAGGCTAAAATAAACACAAACAGAAGGTATATACCGGCTTTGTAAGGCAGGTATAGAGTACGGACAAGAGAGGCAATGACAGCGCCTTATATAGGAGAATAAGTATGCCTTTTATAACATAGAAACCAGGAAAAATAAAAATAAACAAAACCTCGTATACCAACTATAAAGTTTAAATGAATGAGGCTAAGACAGAGCCGTAAAAAGGAGAATAGATATGTCTTCCAACAACGATTTTCGTAAACAAATACAAACTAACCTAGCACTGGCAAAAATCAGTATTGCAAAACTCAGTCGCTTAACCGATTTACACTCCCAGACAATCTACAATTACCTCGCTGGTCGCAGTGACATGACCTCGGCCAACCTCACGAAAGTTTTAAACACTTTAGACACCCTAGTCAAAAAGGGAGATGAATAATGAGCAAACACATTATAAACCAACATACGATGAATCCAAATGAAGCAAAAGAAGCCGGTACTAGACAGGCTACTATACTGGTTGCAGGAATGGGATTACCGAACGCTAACAAAGTCAGCTACTACCTCCGCCAAAAAATTAAACAATGGAAAAAAGAGAGAAAAGCTGCTATTAGATCTGAAAGAAGAAGTAACAGAGTAAACAAAAACTAAGTAAATTTAATTTTACAAAAAAGTAAAAAACTACTTTACATATAATTCATTATTAGTAATATAAGTTAAACGGTGTTAAATATCTAAACTCTATATTGGAAAAGGATTTCACAATGGACACCACACTCACTCCAAAAAAACCCATCGCCGAAACATACCAAGACCTACAAAATCTCATCTACTACACCATACACAAATTTATCAAAACATATGGAGGTGAATTTGACGAACTGCTCAGCATTTCAAACTACTACTTTGTAAAATACGGATACGGCAAGCACAATGGTAAATCTAATATTGCATCATGGACGACATTCTGTATATGGAGAGGTATGCTGGAGCATCAACGAAAACAAGCGATTGCACACCGCAGGAGACCCGAAGATTTCAAAATAGCACAATACCCACCCTCTAATAGAATTGATATCATCGACGAACTTTCAGAAGATGCAAAACACATCCTCTCTCTTGTATTCAAAACACCGGAGGAACTACTAACTACAATTCAAAATAAGGGTGGTTCTACAAAACAAGTAAAACCGGTTCTCCGACGGCATTTATTAAAGATCGGCTGGTCTGCTAAACAAATACGAGAGAGCTTTAACCAAATAACAGAAGCAATATCAAAATAACAAAGTCAAAATAACGACACGGAGGTCAACGACTTGACAAAACTTAGACGATATCAAAAATCAGGTGTACGAAAAATCATAAAATTCAATGGTAGAGTTTTGCTTGCTGATGAAATGGGTTTAGGCAAGACTATACAAGCCCTCACATACCTTAAAAAACGACCTGATCTCCGTCCTGCCATTATCATCTGCCCTGCTTACCTAAAATGGGTTTGGAGTTCCCAAGCCGTAGAACACACTAACCTAAGAACTGAAATTATAAATGGGACTAAACCACCGACAAGAAAAATACTCTTCCACCAACAACACAAAAATATTTTAATTATGAATTACGAATTGGTACAGTATTGGAGCGATTATTTAACAGCCATTAAACCAAAAATTCTAATACTCGACGAATGTCATTATGTAAAGAACCGAAAAACTATCCGTACTAAAGAAATAAAAATACATGCTCGCAAAATACCTCATCTCATAGCTATGAGTGGCACACCAATCCTCAGCCGGCCTGTCGAACTATTTCCTGTTTTGAATATGCTATGGCCCAAAGAATTTCCCACTTTCTCCTCTTTTGTAACGAGATATTGCGACCCCCAATTCACATACTGGGGTTGGAATTTTAATGGGGCAAAACATATCAAAGAACTAAATAGAAGAATTAAAGATTTAGGAATGATACGACGACTCAAATCCCAAGTAGAAAAACAGCTCCCTCCCAAAACTAGATATGTAGTACCATTGCCTATCCAAAACCCACGCGAATACCTTAGCGCTAAAACAGACTTTATTAAATGGCTTGAAAAGCACTCTCTTGCTAAGGCAGCACGGGCCAAAAAAGCAAAAGGAAAAGCAAGGATTAGAATAGGCTATTTAAAACGCCTGGCTGCTCAACTAAAAATGAAAAGCATCCAAAACTGGATAGATAACTTTTTCGAAGAGAACGATGGCAAACTTGTGATCTTTGGTATCCATAAAAAAATACTCCATCCCCTCTATGAAAGATATAAAAACAAGGCCGTGTTGGTTGACGGTAGTGTAAAACTAAAAGACAGACAAAAAGCAGTCGAAGCTTTCCAAAATAAAAAAACCACCCGACTCTTTATTGGTAACATAAAGGCTGCTGGAACTGGGATCACATTAACCGCCGCTAGCACTGTAGCATTTGTCGAAATAGATTGGGTGCCCGGAAACCATACTCAGGCAGAAGACAGAATTCATCGTATCGGTCAAACTAAAAAAGCCATTATTTATTATTTGGTAGCAACAAATACAATAGAAGAGGACCTTTGTCGGATCATACAAAAAAAACAAAAAACAGTAAACAAAGTTTTAGACGGTGGAGAAATAACGACTAATAAACGAAACATATTCTCGCAATTAGAAAAATCTTTATTTTTAGGAACCAAAAATGACTCGAAAAAACGTAAGAAAAAGAAACATCGAACTCACATTTCTTTATCTTAAAAGTGTGCCGCTCGATGTCAAACTTCAATTTAAAGCCTGGTGCTCCAGACGTGGTAAAACAATGACAGATACCATTGTAGAAATGATGAGGAAACAACTAAGGTCAGTAAAATGACATTTCGAGATATTCTTCTTCAATTTAATATACCCATTGCTCCATCCTCTCATCACCATGCAAGGCCGGGATGGATTCAATTTGATTGCCCTTACTGTGGTAAAAACATGCTCAAATACCATATGGGATACTCCACTTCTGCAGGTAATGTTTCTTGTTGGAGATGTGGTGGTCACCCATTATTAGAAACCTTATCAATGCTTCTTGATCTTCCCCCTGGTAAATGCAAGTACCTTCTCAAAGACCTCAAAATTAACGATATAATACCTGATAGAGAAATGCCGAGGGGTAAACTCTCTCTTCCTAACAATATAAAACCATTAAAAAAGAGACATAAAGAATACTTAAGAGTAAGAGGGTTTGACTGGAAAGAATTAGAAAACACATGGGAGATTAAAGGAATAGGTGTTAGTAATAGATTATCATGGAGGATATTTATTCCTATCATTTATCACGGTAAAACAATAAGCTGGACAACAAGAAAAATCACCGACGAGGGTGAGGCTCCTAGATATCTATCTGCTTCATTAAAAGAAGAAGTAATTGGACACAAAGAAATTTTATACGGCATGGATTATTGTAAGCGGTCGATTATTATAACAGAAGGTCCTTTCGACGCTTGGAAGATAGGTCCTGGAGCAGTAGCGACGTTAGGTGTCGCAACTACTTCTGCCCAAATATACATTATGACACAGTATCCCAGACGTCTCGTTTGTTTTGACAGTGACGACGGAGCACAAAAAAGAGCTATTAAACTTTGTAACATCCTGCAAAACTATGACGGAGAAACATATAATGCGATATTAGATGGTAAAGATGCAGCTGAATCAAGTGTATTAGAAATTAAACAATTACGTGATTTTCTTTCGTAAGGAGACATAACATGTTTATACCATTGATTAAAAATTGGCGTATCACAACTGATCCTTTTAATTTCCTCTTACAACATAAAGTAGTAATGAAAACCGGGAAGAGGAAGGGACAGGAAGAATGGAAAATGATTGGTTACTACCGTACACTTCTTGAGGCAATTGAAAGTGCTTCGACCCATAAAATACGAGGGTTTGAAACAGAAAGCCTAGATGAACTGGTTAAGGAGATTAAAGCTCTAAACAAAAATCTCACGAAGGCTGTCCAGACGTTAAAACCGATTAAACTTAAAAATTAAACAATAGGATACACTAATGAACAACACATATAAAATTATGCTCCCATTAGAAAAACCTATAGCCTTTTACCCGATTCTTGCAAAACTATTTGGTAGCGTAAATGCAGCTCTATATTTCCAGCAATTATATTACTGGGGTGATAAAGGTTCCCGTGAAGACGGGTTTATTTACAAAACCAAAAATAAAATAGAGGAAGAGACTTCATTATCTCGTTATCAACAAGATATTGTACGCAGAAAATTAGTATCTCTCAACGTACTTGAAACAAAGGTTATCAAAGCGAATGGGAATCCAATTTTACATTATAAAATTAAAGCCCGAATAGTAAGAACCTTACTAAACGAATCGCAAGAAACTTACTATTCTATAACAGAGAATACTACAGAGAATACAAATAATATAAAAAAACAAAAAGTAAACCAAAAACAAAAAAAGACTAAGTTACCCACCTTCGATGAAAGATGTGCTGAAAGATTAAGAAAGATAATAAAGAAAAGAAGAGGATTAAACAAAACAATGTCCATCTCCGATTGGTCCTCATCTTTCCGTAAATTAAGAGTAGAAGAAGAAGTGGATAAGAAAAGAATCACCACTGCCCTTAAATGGTACTCCAACAAATGCGGAGATGCTTATGTACCAGGAGCATATACTGGAAGATCTTTCCGCACCAAATTCCTGATGATTGAAGATGCAATAAAAAGAGATAAACGAGATCATCCGCAATCAAAACGAATCAAACCAGCAGATCTTTCAAAAGAAGGTAAGAAGATCCTTTCTAAATTAAAGATACTTAACTGGCCGAAAGGTTCAGCCGTAGATTTACCAGAAGTTATTACCTTATCCCTCGAGAATTATAAAGCCTATCTGAAAAGGCATAAAAAAGCATACGAGAAAGCGAAAGGAGATAGGTCGACACAAAGATTAATCAAGTTTCTCAGTAATAAGCTCGAATCACCGTCCAGCTTTGTATACCTACATCTATTGAGAACACACGAGCAGATCCACACATGGACGAACTGGTATGGTAACCTAGTCAAACACATATTTGATGCAAACAGTGGCTCATTCCAGCGGAGAGGTCGAGCTTGGACAGCAGATTATTGTAATGATCCAACTAGGTGGGATAAGTATATAAAAATAATAGGACAGGTAAGTAAATGAAGATAACTAAAAAAGAAGATAGAGAAGAAAAACTCGTCCTCATCGCTATGATTGTAGATAAGGTGGTGCTGGGACGTATCTGTTCTAAATGGCAACCGAATTTATTTCGAAACAGGTACGCTAACATCATTGCAAACTGGTGTATAGATTTTTACAGACAATATGAAAAACCACCGATGGCTCATGTCGAAAGTATCTACGAGACCTGGGCTGAGGAAGTGGACGATAAAAAAATTGTACAGTTAATAGAAAAATTCCTTGAAAGTTTAAATAGACAATATAAAACATTAAAACATCAATCCAACAGTGATTATCTTATAGACCTTGCAGGTACATATTTCAACCGGGTAAAGTTAGAAAGGCTTGTGGATGTAGTTGAAGGAGATTTAGACAGAGGAAAGGTTGAAAAAGCAAATAATAACGTCACCAGTTTTAACCATATAGAATTAGGAGGAGGAGAGGGTATAGATGTTTTACAGAATAAAGAGGCAATTAGAGAAGCTTTTGATCAAAAAAGCGACCCCTTGATTATATACCCTGGAGATCTTGGTAAGTTTTTCAAAGACTCTTTTGAACGAGATGGGTTTGTTGCTTTTTTAGGACGAGAAAAAGTAGGTAAGAGTTGGTGGCTATTAGATGTGGCATACAGAGGTTTAATGAAACGGAGGAAGGTTGCTTTTTTTGAGGCTGGAGACAATAGCCAGCACCAAATAATGCGAAGGTTTATGGTAAGAGCTTCTCGTCATCCTCTCTTTCCACAAAAGATTTATTACCCGATTAAAATTAAAATAAACAAAGAAGAAAATTATCAAATTCAAATGTCGTACAAAAAAAAGACATTCAAGAAACCATTAACTTATGCCAAAGCTGTAAAATCCTGTAAATTTTTAATGAAAAAGAGACTCCGGACAAAAAACCCTTTACTCAAACTTTCTTGTCATCCTAATAGTTCATTAAGTGTACAAGGAATTAAGAGTATCCTTCAACAATGGGAGATAGAAAACTGGGTGCCTGATATAATTATTATAGATTATGCTGATATTTTGGATATGTCTTGGCAAGGATTAGAGGGAAGAGACAGAATAAATAATACCTGGAAACAATTAAGGTCTTTATCTCAAACATATCATTGTCTTGTAGTAACTGCTACTCAGGCAGACGCAGACGCCTATGACAAACAATTATTAACCGAGAAAAATTTTAGTGAAGACAAAAGAAAAGCAGCTCATGTTACAGGTATGCTGGGTATAAACCAAACAGAGGACGAGAAAGAACAAGGGATAACAAGGCTAAATTGGATATTCCTACGGGAGCGGAGCTTTAATAAATATAAATGTGTGTGCTCTGCCGGCAACTTATGGATAGGCAACCCTGCAATAAAAAGTTCATTTTAGAAGAAAATCTTGTTTCAAAACAGATGTGATTAACGATGTATAAGAGTAGAGGAAAATTAACCGTTTAACCATTTATTGAAAGGGTGTAAAATGAAAACTGTACAAGTCACAAGAAAAGAAGCAATAGAGTTGCTCAAAAAGTTGGGGCACATAATTTCAACGAAATGGGACAACAAACGATTGGGGAAGAAACTATTAGACACCATGGACGAAGTAGACGAGGATGTAACCGTTGAGGATGAAAAATACGATGCAATCCTTGACAATCTCCTCGCTGCCGATAAAATTATTGTCGCCGCCGAGGAAGATGCTCCGAAGAAGAAAGCCAAGAAGGGCAAGAAGGGTAAAAAAGCCAAGAAGGCTAATAAAGAGGAAGCAGAGGAAGAAGAGGAAGAAGAGGAAGAAGAGGAAGAAGAGGAAGAAGAGGAAGAGAAGCCGGCTAAGAAAGCCAAGGCATCTGCAGGAAAAGATAAGTTAGGCTGCAGAAAAGGTTCTCAGGCAGCACAGATAAATGCTTACCTCACCAAAAATCCTCGGAAGGTTGAAACCTTTGCTGAAAAGACTGGCCTCACTGCAGCTCGTTGCAAAAATCATCTTCGGTGGTTGGCTCGTGGCAAGAAACTTATTGGTGAAGAAGAAAATAAGTTTTTTCTTATTAACTGATAAACGACAGTAGTATAAAGTCAATCAGATAATTTGGAAAGGATTCGATTTTATGTTTACCGTCACGAAGACAATGGAAGTGGCAGGCGCTCATAGCCTGTCGCTTCCTTATGATTCAAAGTGTAAAAATATACACGGTCATAATTGGAAGATTTCTATTAGCATCTCCTCTCCCAAATTAACCGAGTATGGAATGGTTTGTGATTTTTGTAAAGAGTTTGCAAAGATCGAAGAAATAATTGAGAAAACTTTTGATCATCAAAATATAAATGATGTTTTATCATCCCAGGAAATGCCAGATGGGGTCATTACCAAGAACCCAACAGCTGAGGTGATGTCGTGGCTTATTTTTCTATTGGCCGATGAAATACTCCATGACAATGAATGTTTTATATCTAATGATTTTATTACACAACATAATAATTTCATTGAACAATGTTTTGTATCCAAAGTCGAAGTGCAAGAGAGTGAAGGGAATGTTGCATGTTATACCCCGTAAATGAAATCTTCTATTCCATTCAGGGTGAAGGTCATCACGCCGGCAAGCCTGCTGTTTTTATAAGATTTTCAGGATGCAATTTGCATTGTGAATGGTGTGATACAGATCATTCAAAAAAGTCTATGATGACTCAAAATGAAATAGCCGATATAGCATTAGGCTTAATACCTGATCAGCATAGTTGGAATTACCCTCGTTCTAATCTTATAGTCTTAACGGGCGGGGAACCTAGTATATTAGGATTTGAAAGATTAGGCTTACTTATCCAAACATTGAAAAGTAAAGGAAAAGAAGTAGATATTGGAGGTAGGGTGCATGCAAAAGTGCCGTTTATGGTTGCAATGGAGACCAACGGCACAATCAACATAGACAGCCTCCCTATTGATTGGGTCACCATTTCACCTAAATTCGACCATCCTCCATTACCCAGTATGCTAAAAAAAGCTGATGAAATTAAGGTGGTTTACGATACTAAAATAAAGCCTGAATTATACGAACATGCAGTACCTAGAGGCAGATTGTATATCCAGCCTTGTTCAGAGGATTTTGCACCAGCGGTTGAATTTGTAAAAAATAATCCAAAATGGAAATTGAGTGTTCAACTACACAAAATAATAAAGGAACGGTAAGCATGGAGGCATCACACATACTTTTAAGCTGGGCAACAATTAATAGTCTTGCCGATGATTTTGTCAGTCAAAAAAATTCAGTTTTCTTGCATAAACTATATACAGAAAATACAAAAAAATCGGCAGGTGGTTGGCTAGTTTTATATGGTATTCCTCGAGGAGGAGTTTATGCAGCTCAGGCTATTAGAACCTCTTTAATAAACGCAGGATATAAAAAGGTTAGACTTCATCACGATCCCAGACAAGCCCATATATTTATCGACGATATTATAGACTCTGGAGAAACCAAAGACAAATACGCAAGAACATATTCAAACATTCCTTTCCATTCCTTGATAAATAAAAAAGAGGACTATTACAGAGAATGGGGAAAAGGAGCTTGGATTGTTTTCCCATGGGAGCAGATGGATAATGAATTGCCGGCGGAGAGCAATATAACGAGGATTTTGGAGAGTATAGGAGAGGATCCTAACCGCGAAGGATTAAAAGACACCCCAAAAAGAGTTATCAAAAGTTATCAACATCTTTTCGGTGGGTACAAACAAGACCCGAAAGATATCCTAACCATTTTCAAAGACGACACTTGCGACGAAATGGTGTTGTTGAAGAACATTGAATTCTATTCTACTTGTGAACATCATATCCTACCTTTTTACGGTAAAGCTCACATTGCCTATGTGCCAAATGGTAATGTTATAGGCATATCTAAACTGGCAAGGTTACTCGAAATATATTCACGCAGGCTACAAATACAAGAAAGACTTTGCCAACAAATAACGCAAGCATTGGATGAGCTTCTCAAGCCAAAGGGTAGTGCATGTATATTAGAGGCTCAACACTTGTGCATGGTTGCTAGAGGCGTGCAGAAACAAAACTCGACAATGGTCACATCTTCTTTAACTGGTGTTTTTAATACCGATCATACTACCCGAAGTGAATTTATGGAGTTGATAAAATGACCCCTAAACAATTTGATGCTAAAAGATTTGGAGATTTTAAAAGTTATATATTTATTACCAGTCAATTTGAGGGATTTCATAGATGGAAAGATGCTCCGAATGAGGTTGACTTTTTACGAAATTGGCATCGGCATATCTTTTTTATCAAAGTATTTTTTACAGTTAGACATACAAATAGAGATATAGAGTTTTTTCAAGTTAAAAAAGAATTAAAAAAATATTTAGATAGTAACTGGGAAAATAGATCATTCGATTATTCATGCGAGCAAATTGCCTTGTTAATTGCAGAAGCAATGTATCCACATGGCGAAGTTTCTACTGTTCAAGTTAGCGAAGACGGAGAAAATGGAGCGGCAATAATGATGGTGGATGGTATAGATATTAGGGATATAAAATAATGTTATATTATTGTCCCCTCGAATCTTATAAGGAAAGATATACTATGCAATGGTCTGCTCCAAAATGGGGCTGGCTTGAAAGACATTGGGTAGAAGCCGGAGTAAAATATAAAAGAATAGAAGGAGATTTGGATCCAAAAAGTAATTCCTGTAGAAAAATCAAAACAGGTTCTGTCCTTGATGCAATCGGGAGAAGTAAATGGTGCTTCACCCAAGTCGAGCAGCTATTAAAATTAGCAGAGGATGATATACTTAATGATTATGATACTATTTACTTTGATGATTTTTGGCATCCTGGTATAGAAGCATTGGCTTATGGTTTTCATTTAATGAACATCAAACCTAAAATGTATGCTTGGTGTCACGCACAAAGTGTAGATGAATTTGATTTTACCTATCCCATGAGATTTTGGATGCGTAATTTTGAAAAAGGAATAGGTAAAATACTCGACGGTGTTTTTGTAAACAGTCAAGTTTTGGGGGATTTATTACTCCATAATAATATTGCTACACAAATACAAATACATAAAGTTGGTCATGTATTCTGTTCTGAGGAAGTAAAAGAAAGAATGGGGTGGGATCTATTGTTTTCGTCCCGACAAAACAGGGTTGTTTTTTCAAGCAGGTGGGATAAAGAAAAAAACCCAGAGTTCTTTTTGAAAGTGGCTGCGGAAGTTCTACTAAAAAGACCCAATACACAATTTGTTATCTGCACCTCTTTCGATAAATTAAAAAGCAATAATTTATCTTTAATTGTTTTGTTAAAAACTTATTTAGATATGTACCCTCACAATATTATTCTAAAAGAAGGACTGAGTAAGGAAGAATATTATAAAGAACTTTGTGAGGCTAAAATACAAATAAATACAGCCGATCAAGATTTTATATCTATAGCCTTATTGGAAGCTAGTACAGCAGGTTGCTATCCTGTCTATCCATTTTTTAGATCTTTTCCAGAAGCCTTCGACAACGATTATTCTTTTATGTACGAGCACAAAAATTTAACCTCCGCCTCTGAAAAGGTTATTCGTATTTTAGACCAGGATGATTTATGGACACCTGAAAAAATAACAGCTAGAGCATGGATTCATGAAAAACATGATTCGACTTGGAAACGAATGTTAAATATAATGAATATTAAGGGAGTAAAATGAAGTATATTATAGACCCTACCAGTACAGAATGGAACAGAGGGAGTTTCTGTTATTTACCATATCTATATTACGATCATTTAAAATGGGGTGAAGGTGAAGAAATTACCTTTCTCGAAAATTACACAATAAGGGACAGAGATAAAATAGACATGGCAGAAGTGGGGCCGGAAGGAGATGGACTATATGTCGCTTTTTGGTCGCCTACCCAAACTAACCAATGTATTGAATTGCACAGAACTTTCAAAAATGCTAAGTTTTTTGGTTACAATGGTTTCATAGAAGAATTGGGTTTGCCTATACTAAAAATAACACCTGATGAAATCATCAGTGGTATGAAACATCAAGGCAAAAGTTTTGAGAAATTACAATCAGTTTTATTATCAGATTGTGATTCTCATCTGCAAGGTAAATACAAAGGACAATGGTATCCTTTCTATTCTATGTACGGTTGTCCTAATGGCTGCTCGTTTTGTCCCTCCTCTAAAAACACAAACAAAAAAGTCCATAAGTTAGCTTTGGAAGACACAAAACAAAAACTCAAAATGTTTAAGGAAAAAGGATATACAAATATCCATTTTACAGATGAAGATTTGTTTAGAGAAACCAGTTGGGCTTATGAAGTTTTGTCTGTTTGTAAAGAACTAGGGGGATTTAATCTCATAGCCCTGGGCCATTCAGGTTCTTTGGTACGATTTGTCCATATGTATGGTGCTTCTTTTTTAAGAGAAGCTGGGGTTAGATTATTAGAAATAGGTTTTGAGGGAGGAGTTCTACTGGATCAAAAAGGTAAAAAACATATGGAACATTGTTTATACCTTCAATCTAAATGTCCTGACCTTGTGTATTGGTTAACTATGACTTTTGCTCCAGGGGAAACTATACAAACTCTTAATGAGACAGGTCGATTCTTAAAACGGTACGGAATGGACCCTGCAAAACTCGTCCCTCGTTTAAGGACAAACGGAACTGAGGCTGGTCTTGGACAGTTTTTTCAACAGTACCCTGATTTGAGAAATCAAAATTTGGTATCATTAGAGAGCCCATGGTTCCCCACTCGTCTTTCTCCTTCTTATATCCCTTGGTCTTTTCTTAATAGTAGAATTAAAGAGATAGATATTTCTCGTTGGGAAGAATATAAAAAATGGTGTTCCCTTTATCAAATACCAATTCCTTATTATATATTTGATAAAGGAAAAGGAAACACAATTTTCAAACTACTTCCTTCAAGCCAAGCTGTACCCATAACCCAGTTTGTAGACATAGTAGATTTTTGCATAGGAATTGCAATTGCGGCTAGATTAGAGATGATAAAATGAATCCATGTTTAGTCATTTTAGATAGTGGTGCTGTTTCTTTTTATAATAAATGTGTGAAAAAACATTCAAGAGGAGCCCCGGGTAGAGCCTTCAAATACAGAACAAATGAATGCCATGATTATACCCAAACACAAGCATTTTTGGATTACAGAGAATCTTATGTTCAATATATCCTTAAAAACGAGAAATATTTAACAGGCTATATCAATCTAGATATAATTAACAATGCAGAAGCGAGTTACGAGCAACTCAAATACTTAGAGAGTAAAGGGTGTAAACCTATGCCTGTTTACCATTTAGGCAATGATTCGAAATGGTTACAAAGGTATGTAGATGAAGGTTATAAAGCAATATGTATAGGCGGGATTGTTCCTAACCGATATGCCTCGGTTCGACCCATATTAGATGAATTGTGGAGCAACATTCTTACCGACAAAGACGGCTATCCTCTTGTCAAGGTTCATGGATTAGCTGTAACATCTTTTTACTTACTTAAACGATACCCCTGGTGGAGTGGAGATTCGGCAAGCTGGAGAAAAGCTGGAGGATACGGGAAGATTTTTATTCCACGGAAGAAAAACGGTAAGTGGGATTTTAATCGTTGTGCGGTTGCTTTAAGATGTACCAGAACACCATCCTTGCGTAATTATAGAAGTTTTGATAGTATAAACGAAGAGGGTAAAAAATGGGCTTTGGAATGGTTAGATTATATAAAAGTACCATTCGGTATAGTAGGTAAAGATGATGAAATGATAGAATGGGGTGTAGTGTCCAGTCATTCTGCTCGTTCCGTTGCCAATTTGCACTATCATTATCATCTTGTTAGTTCGTTACCAAAATGGCCTTGGCCTTTTAAAATAAAAAGAAGGATGAAAATACTATGAATGTCTTTTTTGCAGGAAGTGCAACAGAAGATGACAAACCAGAAGTGGTAATGCAAGATAAAAAAAATACAGGAGCTCTGTTAACTTTTTTCGATATTTATTCAAACAGATCAATAACGATAAAAAGAATGGAAGCTATTAAGGAACGGAACAGAAAGACAAAGGAGCATAAGGTATTATGAAAGTAGACAGAAAAAAATTAGAGCATCAATTACGATGTGTATCTCCAGGCCTTTCTCTTTATGAAGTTTTGGAACAAAGTACCTGTTTCGTTTTTATGAATGAGCATGTTTTTACATACAATGACGATATTGCTTGCTCTTGTAAAACAGAATTAGGTAAATTAAAAGGTGCTGTCCAAGCTCGACCTCTCCTTAATCTAATTAGTAAAATGAAAGAGGAGCAAATAGACATAGAGATAAAGGGAGAGGAGCTGATAGTAACTGGTAAAAAGAAAAAAGCTGGTTTTAGATTGGAAGCTAAAATTGAATTACCAGTTGACAAAGTAGAGCAGCCGAGTAAATGGAAGAAGCTGAGCGAAGATTTTGAAGATGCAATAAAAGCGGTTGAGAATTGTGTGAGTCGTGACGCTTCTAAATTTAAGCTTACATGCCTTCATTTTCATCCTAAATGGATAGAAGCTGCCGATGGTTATGCTGCAGCGAGATATACCATCAATACCAGAGTAAAAAAACCACTGCTTGTTCGTAATATTTCAATTCAATATATACCACAACTTAGTATGACCCACCTTAGCGAAACCAAAGAGTGGCTGCACTTCAAAAATGGCTCGGGTTTAATTTTAAGCTGTCGTAAATATAACGAGGACTTTGAGGACTTATCGAAAATCTTAAAAATTAAAGGCGAACCTCTTGTCCTTCCTAAAACTATAAAGCAATCAGTGCAGCGAGCCGAAGTTATGGCCACTGAAAATACTTTGGATGAGGTGGTTATTAAAATAAAACTCAAACCTAATATAGCTAAAATAATAGGTATTGGCTCGATAGGTTGGTTTAATGAAATTAAAAAAGTCAAATATAAAGGTAGAGAATTATCGTTTACTTTACCACCAAAATTACTCTTAGATCTTCTTACTCGTCATTCCAAATGCGAAGTAACAAAGGATAAACTAAAAGCCACCGGTCCGAATTTGGTATATGTTACGTCTTTGGGAAGCGAGTAAATGACTAGAAAAAATTTGTTTTCCTTAGTAAAATCAACTTCCATAAAACCTTCCTCAGGATTAGCTAGGTGTGGATCTTGTGGTTTGAAAAAAGGTTGTATATCGCCAAAAATGCCTCCTACCGGGGAAGGTCGAAAAAAGATTCTCGTAATTGCCGAATGCCCGGGTGAAGAAGAAGACAGAAAAGGAATCCATTTAATTGGACAATCTGGAATATTATTGAGGAAACAATTAAAGAAAATAGGAGTTGATTTAGATAAAGATTGTTGGAAAACAAATGCTGTACTTTGCCATTCTCCTAATGATGCACCCACAAACGATCAAATAGACGCCTGTAAACCTCATTTAATTAGAACAATTAACAAATACAAACCAAACCTTATAATACCTTTAGGTTTAACAGCAACAAAATCTCTTATTGAATGGGTACAGCGAGGGAAAAAAATAGAGGCGGTAGGAAAATGGGTTGGTTATGTTATTCCAGCCCGTGAGCCTAATACTTGGATAGCTCCTATGTATCATCCCGCTTATATATTGAGGATGAAAGATGATTTATTAAATAAATTATTTAGACGTCAATTAAAAGCTGCGATAAAAAAAGCTGATACAAAACCCTGGATTATTCCACCTAATTATAAACAGCAAGTCCATATTGTAGGGACCGACAAAGCAGTTAAGCTGCTTAAAAAATTCCAAAATTCAAAAGCCATTTCCTTTGATTACGAAGCAACAGCACTCAAACCAGAAATGAATGGAGCTGAAATTGTATCCTGTTCTGTAAGTAACGACAAAACAACCATTGCTTATCTTTGGACAAAAAAAACAGCCGAAGCCACAAAACAATTACTCCGATCACCTGTTCCTAAAATAGCTGCCAATATAAAGTTTGAAGAAAGATGGACAAGAGAACACCTCAAAACTTCAGTTAAAAATTGGTATTGGGATACAATGTTAGCTGCTCATGTTATAGATAATAATCCCGGTATCTCCAGTCTTAATTTTCAATCGTTTGTGTTCTTAGGTATGGAAACTTATGATACTCATATACACCCGTACCTTAAGTCTTCTGGTCAAGGGCGGCTTAATCGCATACGAGAATTACCTATAGAGGATTTGTTACTGTACAATGGATTGGACAGTTTGCTGGAATATAAATTAGCCTTTAAACAAATAGAAATTTTACACGGCAAAAAAAGGATTTTATGTCGAAATTGAGAGCAATAGATCATAAAGGGTATAAATTACTTCATAACGGAGCAATTGCACTTGCCCAAGTAGAACAAAATGGAATGAAGGTGGACGAAAAATATCTTATGTCTACCCTCCGTCATCTCGAAGATGATATAGAAGAAAAACAAATACAACTAAAAAAAGACGAAGTGTTTAAAACTTGGAAAAAGGTATTTGGTGGAAGAACAAACTTAGGCTCGAGATATCAATTAGGTACTATATTGTTCAAACATTTAGGGTATCATTGTCCTGCTTATACACTAAAAACAGGTCAGCCTAAAACAGATGAGAGTGCATTGGAAACAGTAGACTTGGATTTTGTACATGATTTTTTAACAGTAGAAAGATTAAAAAAAACAAAGAGTACTTATTTAGAAGGTATACTAAAATACACTGATAATGGTTTCCTCCACCCTTCATTTAATTTACATTTAGCTCAAACCTATCGCAGCAGTTCAGACTCCCCAAACTTTCAAAATATGCCTATAAGAAATCCTGTAATTAGTAAATTAGTGAGGCAATGTTTTGTATCTCGATTTCCAAATGGACAAATATGTGAAGCAGATTATGGAGGCATAGAAGTAAAAGCGGCGGCATGGTATCATAAAGATCCAACCATGTTAAAATATATAGAAGATGATAGTAAAGACATGCACCGAGACATGGCTCAAGAATGCTATCTCTTACCTCTACATGAAATGACAAAAGAGATACGATACTGCGGAAAAAACAAATTTGTCTTTCCTGAATTTTATGGAGATTTCTATATTCATTGTGCCAAATCTTTATGGGATGCGATAGGCCAGATGAATTTGAAAACAAAAAGCGGAGTGTCGTTAAAGAAATGGTTAAGGAGTAAAGGAATAAAAAAACTAGGTTCCTGCAATCCAAAAATGCCTGCAAGACCTGGAACTTTTGCATACCATATAAAAAAAGTAGAGGACCGGTTTTGGAACGATCGATTTTATGTGTATAAAAAATGGAAAGATGAATGGTGGAAAGCTTATAGAAAAACCGGAAGGTTTAATCTCCTCACTGGTTTTGAAATTGAGGGGTTTTATAAACGAAACGAAGTTATCAATTATCCTGTTCAAGGTGTAGCCTTCCATTGTTTGCTTTGGGCCCTAATTCGACTCCAAAAACTTCTTAAAAAATACAAAATGAAAAGCTGTATCATTGGACAGATACACGACAGTATAGTAAGTGATATTTTGGAAAATGAACGTGATGATTATATTGAAATAATAAATAATGTTATGATAAATGACTTAAAAAAGCATTGGAAGTTTATTATAACCCCAATGGAAATAGAAATTGAAATATCACCTGTAGGCACATCGTGGTTCGAAAAGGAGAAGATAATAGTATGAATGAACTTTACAAAAAGTATAGGCCTACATTATTGAAGCATGTAGTAGGACAACCTCAAGCGGTGTCTATGTTGAAACAAATGATAAAGAAAGATAAAATTCCACATACTCTCCTCTTCTCTGGACCAAGTGGTTGTGGGAAAACTACTTTGGCGAGAATTATAGTACGAAAATTGAAGTGTGGGAAATTTGATTACACCGAAATGAATAATGCAGATTTAAGAGGTATAGACGAAGTCCGTAAAATACGAAATAGAATAACTCAATCTCCCATAAGTGGTAAGGTAAGAGTATGGTTGATAGATGAAGCTCACAAGCTGACTAACGATGCCCAAAATGCTTTTTTGAAAATGCTGGAAGATACTCCAAGCTATGTGTATTTTCTTTTAGCTACCACCGATCCTCATAAATTGATTCCTACAATTAGAACTCGATGTACAGAAATATCTGTTAGACCACTAAATGAAAAAAATATAGCACAACTGGTTAAATCAGTTTCTGAATTAGAAAAAGTTAAAATACCTGAAGATGTTATAGAGAAGATTTGTGACAACTGCAGCGGATCAGCTCGAAAAGCATTGGTTTATTTAAATCAAATAATAGATTTAGAAAACGAAACCGAAATGATGGAGGCTATATCAAAAGCGACTGGAGAAGTGGAAGCTATTAAAATTGCTAGAGCTTTGTTTAGGCAAGGAGTAACATGGAACGAAATGAGGGACATTTTAATAGAATGTAAAGAAGAGGATCCTGAACAGATGAGGTATATGATTCTTGGTTATGCAAGAAGTGTGTTATTAAGTAAAAATGAGAAAAGTTGGCCTAAAGCTTTTTCAGTTTTGTTCAACTTCTCTGATGATTTTTATACCTCCAAACATGCAGGATTAGCAATGGCTTGCTATTCTGTTTTAAATAATAAAGAATAATACTTTCCATTGTTTCAAAACAATAGTCCATTTACGATAATAAGTATATAGAAAGAGGTTATTATGAGTTCAAACGACAGAGATATATTTGGGATAGATTTAAATAATCTTGAAAAGGAGTGGCAACATCAGCCTGTACTTTTTCAAAAGTATTCTCGAAAACTAGCAGATGCAAGAAGAGATTACGAAGAGGTAAAACGTGAGTTAGAAGTAGTAGAAGCAGAAACTGATTTGAGTGTTAGAAAAAATCCTGATTTATATGAACTCCCTGAAAAACTCACGGAAAAAATGATCTCAAATACAGTACATCTTGACACAAAATACCGAATAGCTCAAACTAATATCATAGTTTCAAAACACAAAGTCGATGTTTTACAAGGTTTTGTCACATCTCTTGACCATCGAAAAAAAGCTTTAGAAAATGAAGTGACTTTATTCGGACAAAGTTATTTCTCTTGTCCTGTGGTAGCAGAAGTAGGAAAAAAAGGAAAAGAAAAATTAAACGAAAAAATGGTACAAGACCGTATAAAAAGACGTAAAAAAAGAAGAGCGGAAAGATAATAATGACTACACTTTTATACATTATGTTTTTTAGTGTATTGTCTCCTGTTATAGTTTTTCTTTGTGTCAAACTAGGTACGTTTGGTTACTACAAAGGAAAAGAATTAGCTGGGAAAGACAAGAACAAATATTAACAATTTTTTGGATTAGGAGCAGTTCGAATGGCAAGGAAGACTAAAAAGACGAAAGCAAAAAAGCAAAAAATGGGTCATCTCGTAAAAAAGAGGGCACAAGCGGATCAGCAAGGGTTTGAACGTACTCATCTGGAACTCCCAGACGATGTTCGATTCTTCTCACTCGCTGAAAAGAGTAAAGCAAGAATAGATGTTATACCTTTTATTACCGGTAAAGGTAATCCAGCAGCGGACGAGGGAGTAATGTATTATGAACGTACTTATTTCGTCCACAAAAGAATAGGTGCTAATGGAAATTGGTATGTCTGCCCTGCAAGGACAGCAAATAAAAAGTGTCCAATTTGTGAGCACAGAGAAAAATTGGACAAAGAAAAAGATGAGGAACTTTATTATCGACTCAAGCCGACCAAACATCAGCTCTTCAATGTCATCGATCTCAAGCATCCAGATAAAGGGGTGCAAATATGGGATATATCCCATCACAAATTCGGTAAGCAACTAAACAGTGAAATTCTAAATAGCGACGAGGATGATAATTACGAGGACTTTGCTGAGTTAGAGGGTGGTTTCACTCTTAAACTTGGTGTCAGTGACGAGTCCTTTGCCGGTCGTGGTTACAAAATGGTTACCTCTATCAACTTCAAAAATCGTACAGAAGATTATGACAAGGATATTTTGGACAAAGCCACTTGCCTCGATGACATTCTGTTGTTAAAGGATTATGACGAGTTGAAAGCAATTTTCCTTGAAACAGAAGAGGATGAAGAAGAAGAGGAAGAGAAGAAGCCGGTGAAGAAGAAAGTTACAAAGAAGAAGAAAGTTACAAAGAAGAAGAAAAAAGATGAAAACGAGGACGAAGACGAAGATGAAGACCTCGATGAAGATGAAGACGAAGATGAAGACGATTTAGATGAGGACGAAGACGAAGACCTCGATGAAGATGAAGACGAAGATGAAGACGATTTAGATGAGGACGAAGACGAAGACGACGATGAAGATTTCGAAGATGAAGATGAAGATGAGGAGGATGATTTCGAAGATGAAGATGAAGATGAGGAGGATAAAAAACCTGCTCCTAAAAAGAAAAGGAAAACTCCTACAAAACGTAAAAAGTCGAAAAAGTAAGGTAAAATTACCGGAGTAAATGGAAGAAGATTACTGCGGCACTCATAACTAAAGGCTTGAAACTTATCTTTAGTGCCGCAGTTTTTTTGCAATTATAAAATGAATAAGACAACAGAATATAAAAAGATGCTTAAACATAAAAGACCAAAAAGAAAAGGAATTCGCAACAAAGATTATTTATCCACCGGCAGCACCTTACTCAATTTAGCTTGTACAGGAAAACCTAATTGTGGTTTTGCTAAGGGCCATTATTATTTCCTTGTGGGAGATTCAGCGAGTGGTAAGACTTTTCTTTCCCTCACCTGTCTCGCCGAAGCCAGTATAAATAAGAATTTTGATGAGTACCATTTCATATACGACAACGCCGAGGACGGTGCTTTAATGGATATAGAAAGATTTTTTGGTAAAAAAGTCGCTGAAAGGATGGAACCACCTTCCCTTACCAAAGACAATCAACCTGTTTGTTCTTCTACCATAGAAGAATTTTATTATCATGTAGACGATGCTTTACAAGAAAATCGTCCTTTCATTTATGTACTTGATTCGATGGATAGTTTGAGTTCAGAAGCGGAACAAAACAAATTTGATCAAACTAAAGAGGCTCATAGAAAAGGTAAGGAGGTTACGGGGTCCTATGGCGACGGTAAAGCAAAAAAGAATTCTGCTAACCTTCGTACCCTTATACCATATTTGCACCACTCAGGTTCGATTTTAATAATTATCAGTCAAACCAGAGATAATATAGGTTTTGGTTTTGAGAAAAAAACAAGAAGTGGAGGACGAGCACTTCGTTTTTATGCTTGTATTGAATTATGGTCTTCTATCAGAAGTCAAATTGAGAAAACAATCCAAGGCAAAAAAAGACAACTTGGTGTGAATTGTAAAGTACAAGTCAAAAAGAATCGAATAACAGGAAGACAAAGAAACGTCACAATACCAATATATCATTCTTTTGGTATTGACAATTTAGGTAATTGTGTAGATTTTTTAATAGAAGAAGAGAGGTGGACCAAAAAAGGGAATAAAATACAGGCAATTGATTTGAAATTATGTGCCTCAAAAGAGAAGATAATACGATATATAGAAGAGAAAGGATTAGAACAGGACATACAATCTATTGTTGGCGAGGAGTGGGAAAAAATAGAAGCAGCATGTGTTTTGCATAGAAAACGAAGATACGAGTAAGGAGATTAAAATGCAAGAAAACGACGGATGGGGAGAAACATTATCAGTAACAGAAGTAGAAGCAGAGCAGATGTACAAACAAGATTATGGGCGTGTTGTTTTTGTCGGTAAGTATTTCAAGATAGGAAAATGTTATTTTCGCATATCTGCAATCGCACCCGAAGGTATAGTAGCAAAAGGGGTTACCAGAAAAGATTACTTCGACTCCAAACGAAAGCAAAAAATCTAATTATGAAAAAGTGGTTAATATTGGATTGTAATTATTTATGCCATAGAGCTAAACATGCTATGGGTGGATTATCTTTTAACGAAGAACCTACAGGCGCCATATACGGGTTTTTAAGAGATATAATACATTTTAGGGACCACTTTACAACTGAGAGATTAGTATTCTGCTTTGACTCCAAGACGAGCAGGCGTAAACGACTTTACCCCTCTTACAAAGGTAGTAGAAAAAAAGTTCAGGCCGAGAAAACAGAGGAAGAGAAGCAATTCGATATAGATTTCTATGACCAAATCAAAAAACTCCGACGAATTTATCTTCCTATGTTGGGATATAAAAACATCTTTGTTCAAAAAGGTTTTGAAGGTGATGATGTGATTGCCTCTATTTGTAAGAATATCCCAACAGATGAACAAGCTATTATCATCTCCGCAGACCAAGACTTTTTTCAATTACTAACATCAAATATATCTATCTTTAATGCTCATACAAATAAAATTGTCACCAAAAAAGACTTTATAAAAAAATATGATATCACCCCTTTCCAATTTGGCGAGGTTAAAACACTGGCTGGATGCTCCTCGGACGAAGTTAAAGGTGTGCCAGGGGTTGGCAATAAGACAGCTATCAAATATCTTAAAAAAGTGTTAAAACCCACTACCAAAGCCTTTCAAAAAATAAATTCCGAAGAAGGAAAACTAATAGCCATTCGAAATGCTCCTCTTGTTGTTCTACCTATGCAGGGAACAAAGGTATTTGAACTACAAAAAGATGCATTCTCTATCAAGGGATGGAAAAAAGTTTGTAAAAAACTTGGAATGGCTTCAATAAAGGACCAGATTTAG